GCCCTGTGCTGTGGGCCGCCTTCGCCGGCTTGCTGGTGGCCAACCTGCACATTGCTGTAACCGACCACTGAGAATGAAAAAGCCGGGAGCAACCGAAAGCAAGTGGGATCTCACGGGACAAACTCAAGGCTGACAAGGCTTGGAGGGGGAACGGAAGGCGCCAGGTGCGCGCGGTACCAAAATGAAAGACGGTGCGTGACTCTTGTCGTGAATGCGCTGGAAATGAAAAACAGGAGCTGGCGCTTCAAAACGGGGTTAAAGCTACTGTTTAGAGCCCGTTTTGAAGCGCGACAGTTTAAAAAAAGTCGTGTCCCGCCCAGACTACCTTGCCGATCACGGCCAGGTTCTCCAGTTGATTCGCAGGTACTACCTGCAGCGGGTAATCATCACGGTTATCGCTGATGATAGTGATCCCGCCATCGAAGTTTTTCTGCAGGCGCTTGGCATAGAGCTCTTCGCCAAGGCGCAACACGAAGATGGATCCATCTTCGATCTGATTCTTGCTGATATCGACCAGGATAGAGTCACCAGAGTGGATGGTGGGCTCCATGCTGTCGCCTTTGGCAAAGACCACCACCAGGTTATCCGGGTTTAACTTGCGAAACGTGAGCCACTTGCGGCGAAAGGCCAGCTTGCGTTTAACCTCGTGATCATCATTAAACGCACCATGGCCGGTACTGACGGTGACATGGTAGCCATCGATCAGCGCGTACTCCTCATCAAACTCATCACGTCGCACCATCAGCTCGGCATCTACATCTGGATGCTTGGGGCCTTGGCCGGTGGCCAGCCACTCCAGATTCACATTGAACACCCGCGCGATGCGCAGCGCCTTGTCGATGGTGGGCAGTGAATTGAACGGAGGGAAGTATTTACGCATCCCCGACTCGCTCATCCCCGCCTGTTGCGCGAATGCCTTGTAACTCAGATTTCCCCGCAGCTCATCCAGACGAGCGCTCAGAGTATCCATTCCCGCCGTCAGAAAAGATACCTCACCGTCTTTTTGTACTGCTTGTAGTTTTTCTTCATAACGCTCTGACATACAAGGAATTCTCGGCTAGTGGCTAATGCTGGTGAGTCGATAGACAAAAAATTCCGCACAAAAAGACTTGTCAATCTTTTTGGGGTGATCCATCATTCATATGTGACGCATTGCGACATAAAATCATTCTTTTATGAATGATAAAGATACGCGCCGCGACACTTGATGATACCGAAACGGGGTGAGTATGTCAGGGAAAACACCAGAGTGGATCAGGGCTGAGCTCATAAAACGCGGATATTCCCAAGCTGCTTGGGCCCGCGCCAAAGGGCTGCACCCCAGAGCCGTACAGCGCTGCATCAAACACTATGCCCCAGCCATGGGGGTCAGCCCCAAACGGCGAGAAAGCCGCACCATCATGACGCTGCTTTCCGAGTCGCTGGAGATCGATCTGCTGGGAGGTGACCAATGAGCACCTGGTACACCGCCCAGGCGCTGGCCGGGTTGGTCGGCATGCCTGCTTACCCCGATGGTGTGCGCAAAAAGGCCGAGCGAGAAGAGTGGCAAAGCCGCAGGCGCGAGAAAGGCAAAGGGGCCGAATACCACATCGGCTCGCTGCCGATAGAAACCCGCCGCTATCTGGCAGAGAGAGCCGTGGCTGAACAAGGTCAAGCCGTGACCGATCACGCTGCTGGTGGCAAGGCCATGGCCAAGCTGCTGGCGCGTGAGGTGCCGGTTAAACCGGATGCAGGTCGCAAGTTGCTGACGCTGGGGGAGGGGGCGCGCAAGAAGGTCGATGTCAGGCTGCTGATCCTGCAGGCCGCAGATATCTTTCTGGCGCCCTATCAAGCTTGCCAGCAAGGGGAGGTGGGGCGCCGGGCGTTTATCAAGGCTTACCGTGCCCGCAGCCTGTCACTCCCTGCGAGCGTCTATGACCGGCAAAAACCGTTCAGCCTGATCACCTTGCGCCGTTGGCAGGGGGCGTTGGCTGATGAAGGCCCCGCAGCCTTGGCCGGCAACTACCAGCGGGAGCGGCCATCGACCGTGGAGCAGAGCCCGGATCTGGCCCAGTTCCTGACGGCCCTGGTCACCGCCAAACCCCATCTGGCCAACAAGTGGGGCGCCCTGCACGAGCTCACCAGCCAATACAGCGAGATGAACCAGTTGGGATGGCACATCCCCAGCCAATCCTCCTTGCGCCGCTGGATGGTCAAATGGCTCAGTGACAACAAGGTGGCCTTTACCTATGCCACCAACCCGGATGCCTACAACAACAAATACCGCAGCGCGATCGAGGAGATGTATCCCTGGATGGCTCAGCCCAACGACGTATGGGAGTTCGACAGCACGCCGGTCGATGCCATGTTGGTGGATGGTCGTCACAGCATTATCGCGGTGATCGACGTGTTTACCCGCCGGGTGCGCCTGCTGGTGGCCAAGACCTCATCGAGCGAGGGGATCTGCCTGCTGCTGCGCAAGACCCTGTTGGCCTGGGGCACCCTCAACGACAACGGCGTGATGCGCACCGATAACGGCTCTGACTACGTGAGCCAGCGGGTCATGTCCATCTGCACCCTGCTCGGCATGAACGTCAGCCGCTCCAACGCCTATTCGGGGTGGGAGAAACCGCACATAGAGCGCTTCTTTCGCACCATGAGCCACGGCCTTATCGAGTTGCTGCCCTCCTATATCGGGCACTGCGTGGCCGATCGGCAGGTGATCGAGGCGCGCAAGAGTTTTGCCCAGCGTCTGGAAGAAAAACGCAAACCGGATGCCGAAAAGGAGATCTTCGAGCTGGCCATGACGGCCTGTGAGCTGCAGAGCCTGCTCGATAACTGGCTCGATGCCCGCTACCACAACCGCAAACACGGCTCCCTGGGGATGACCCCCAACGAGAAATATGGCCATGCCCGCTATCAGCGGCGAGCCATTGGCGACGAATCGGCGCTGGATCTGCTGCTCAACCATATCGGTGAGGCCACCGTCTCCAAGGGCTTCATCAAAGCGGGTGGGCTCAAATACACGGCCCCTGAGCTGCTGGAGCACAACTGGAAGAGCCAGCGGGTCAGCGTGTTCCTCGACCCCAGCGATGTGGGCCGCGCCATCTTGTATCGCACCGGGGATTGGAACGAGCGGATCGAGGCCGTGAACATCGAACTGCTGGGCAATGGTGTCAGCCCGGATGCCTTCCGCGCCGCCAAGCGTGCCGACGCCAAGGCGCTGGCCGGTTTTCGCCGCGAGATGCGCAATGTGGCCAAGACCTTTGGCATCGACCAGCTCCATCAGGATGTGGTGCGCCACTTCGTCTCCCAGGCGCGGGATATCGCCCAGTTTCAACGCAGCGATCTCACCCTCGATAACCCGGCCCTGGCCGCGCTCGCTGGCATTGCCGCTCCCGGTGAACCGGCTCAGTTCAGCGCTGCAGAACTTGCAGCCATTGAGGCCAGGCGAGAAGAGAAAGCCGCCCGCCAGCAAGCAACGGCAGGGCAAGAGTCCAGAGCACTCAAGACCGAGTACGAACAGGCCATTTACCTGGCAGAGAAGGAGTTGGATGCCCCGTTGACGGAGCGGGAGAAGGAGTGGCTGACCCGATACCTCTATAGCCACAAGCTGATGGCGAAACGGATTCACCGCCATCTGGAAAGCATCAGGGCCACTCGCAACACCCTGGCAAAAGGTTAACGAGCGGCCCTGTAAAACCACAACATAAGGACAAAACCACTATGAAACACAAGATCGTCGAAGTCAAAAACATGATCAAGACCGAGCAGTTGCTCGACAACTTGCTCAACCGCTCCAGCATAGTGCCGGGGATTGGTCTCATCCACGGCCCCTCCGGGTTTGGCAAGACCACCGCCGTCGAGTGGCTGTTCAACCAGGACGAAGTGAACGGCATCTATGTGCGTTGCTACAAGGCCGACACAGTGACCAGTTTGCTGGAGCAGATCGCCAAAGAGATTGGCATTCCCCAGCGCCACAACTTGCGCGCTCAGGTCGATAGCATTATCGAATCCGTGCGGGCCGAAGAGCTGGCCATCTTCGTGGATGAGGCGGATTACGTGGTCGGCAATGCCCGCATCATGGAGACCCTGCGCGATATCTACGATGCCACCGAACAACCGCTGATCCTGGTAGGCATGGAAGAGATTGCCCGCCGCATCAGCCAGCGCAAGCAACTGTTTAACCGCATCTCCCAGTGGATTGAATTCAAACCCGCCGATCTGGAGGACGTGTCTCTGATAGCCAGCGAAATGCTGGAGGTAGACGTGGAGATCGACGATGCCCTGCTGGACCTCATCCGCAAGCGCTCCAACGGTGTCGTGCGCACCATCGTCTCGGCGCTGGACAAGATCGAGAAGATGGCCATGGCCTCTGACGCCCGGATTATCCGGTTGGAGGATGTCGACGCCAGCGAACTGCTGCATGACGTGCGCCGCAACCGTTAGCGGTGCCAGCGTACCTCGATAAGAACAAAGTACGGGAGGGATACCAGTGGTGGATAAAAACAGTGAGCCCATGACAGCACGCGCTTGGCAATGGATGTGCGAGCAAGAGGTCTTTGTCATCAAGGATGTGGTTGCCGTTACCGGCATGTCAGAGCCCCACATTTACAGGGTTGTGAAAGATTGGCTGTCTTCGGGTTATTTGATTAAAAACCCGGCGGGTATAGCGACCAAGCCCGCGTGGTTCAAAGTGGCCTGCCTGAATAAGGCTCCTCCAATAGGAAAGAGCAGTGGCAGGAAGCGACCAAAATGCCGCAGCAAGCGCAAGACCAATCAACAAAAGATGTGGAACACCATGAAGATAAGCGGGCGATTTACATTGGCAGATTTGATGCTGACGGCCGGCGTTGGTCAGCGCCAAGCTTGGCATTTTACCGATCGCTTGGTGAGGGCTGGTTATGTGAAAGTCCTTTTCAAAGTGGACAATTTTTCACCGGTGACAGAACGCAGGGGATTAACAGGACGGTTCCAGCTGGTCAGGGATACTGGTCGTCATGCCCCTGTCTGCCGCAGTAATGGCTGTTGGGATCAGAACCAGCAACGGCTCTATCCGTTCCTGGTTGAGGAGGATGAGCATGGACACGTGGCTTGAGGTGTTACAGGCCGAAGTTGCAGCCAGTTCGCTGGCCGTGGTGGCCGACAAGCTTGGTTTATCCAGAACCACTATCAGCCAGGTCTGTAACCAGAAATATCCCGGCGATATGGCAAGGGTGCAAACCCTGGTGGAAGGGGCCCTGATGGGCAGCAAGGTGATGTGTCCCATTCTGGGCGAAATACCGGTGCATCAGTGTCTTGCCCATCAGCGCCGTGGTCCCCGTGATGTGGGCAGCAGCCCGATGGATATCAAGCTCTGGAAGGCGTGCCGCAGCGGCTGCCCCCACAGCCAGCTCAGTGAGGAACAGCAACTGCGACGGCCAATGCGCATCTCGGTTGGGCCAAGCAACAAAGGCATGGACAAGAGCGCCAGATATGACGCCGAGGCCACCCTCTCCCGGCTGCGCCGGCAGGCCAAAAGCGATGGAGAGAATGCCAGTTCGTCCCTGCGCATCCTGACCGAGCTGTTGGCGGAGGAGCTCAAGATCATGGGCATCAAGTACAACCGGTTGCTCGATCGGACCGAGAAGAACAACCAGTAAACCAGCGGGCTCGGGGTGTGCGGTGGGCCCAGTGATTGAGATCACAAGGAGAACGGGATGAAGAAGCATCTGCACAACAATCTGAACAAGACGGCTGAGCAGCTAAGCCATTGGCTGACGGCGAAAGGCTATGAAGTACGCACCAGCCAGATCTGCCATACCCCGCTGCTGGCGGTGACGGGGCCACTGCCCAGCGAGATGAAAGCGCGTGCCGTGTTGAGCCGCGAGAGTCTGGCGGGCGTGGTGCGGGAGGTTGCCTTGGTGCGCTTTGGTGGCTGTGTGCTGCATTGGCGCCAGTAAGGAGACGGAAATGGTCAAGATCCAGATCGACATAGAGGACGAAGATCTGGCCAAAGTGGTGCTGCGCCAGTTACCCAAGTTCCTCGACTTTTGCGGCGCGACTCACCAGGAAGAACAGGCGAGCGCATCAGCCCCGGATTTGGCGGCCTATGTGGGCCATCAAATGCCTGGCAGCAACAAGATCCATTAAGGAGAAGCCCATGCAAGAAGCACAGACCGCCAGCACAACCCCGATGCGCCAGAACGCCCAGGGGCACTGGGTACCGGAGAACTTGATCGCCCCGGCTGACAAGCTGCGTGACGAGGTGGTGATGACCATCATCGCGGCCGCCCGTGAAGAGCGCTCCCGCCTGGCGGCGTTCAAGATCAACGCCATGCAACAGATTGCCGACTTTGTAGATCTCTCGGCCGAGCAGTACGGGGTGGCCTGGGGCGGGACCAAGGGCAACGTGACCCTGCTCAGTTTCGACGGCCGTTACAAGCTGATCCGGGCGGTGGGGGAGCACCGCAAATTTGATGAACGGATCCAGGCTGCCAAGACGCTGATCGACCAGTGCATCGCACGCTGGAGCGATGGTGCTGACGCCAAGCTGCGGGCGCTGGTTGACCATGCGTTCCGGGTCTCCAAGGCGGGCCATATCGACGTGAATCAGGTGCTCTCCCTGCGTCAGCTCAACATCGAAGACGCCGACTGGGAGCAGGCCATGCAGGCGATCGCCGACGCCATCCAGGTGACCGGCACCAGTCAATATCTGCGGCTCTACGAGCGGGACGGCCAGGGCCGTTACATCCAGATGAGCCTGGATCTGGCGAAGTTGTAGGGAGGGAATGCGATGGAAAACGTAAAAGCTCTGTTGAACACCAGTGTGGCCGATGCCAAGAGTTCTCTGGAGTGCCAGCTACGCAGCAATCCGCATCTTGCCCTGAGCGATGCACAGCTCGCTTTGGACTTTATGGATTCGCAAGATGCCACCGGAGCGGCGCACAAGTCCCGCCGAGCCATGTTGCTCACTATCGTCAGCAAGGCGAGAAAACAACTATCCCACTAAGCGAAACGGGGGCTTGCCCCCGTCTATCCAGCGTGGTGGCTGGGTACTGATGAGCAACCGAACGATCTGGGCCCAGGTCTTCACCGCCTCGATAAAGGAGCACGGCGATGACTAAAACAGAGATGGATATTCGGCTTACCAAGATTTTCAGTGCGGCCGCCATTGCACAGGTAGCCCCTGATAAACGAGCTGTGTGCAAACAGCTCAAGCAGTTTGATAAAGAGGCCCGCGCACAAGGGCTCTTTGCCCTGGCCGGAGAAGCCTGCCAGATGCGCTGGCAACTGGTGGCCGAGCTGCAGCGGGATAGGGCCGTCGCGGGGGAGGTCAGTCATGGCCATGCCTAACTGGCCACAACTGCTGGCCTATGTGATGAAGTTTGGCCCCCTGAGTCAGCAGCAGGTAGAGCAGTGGCTCGATAGCCGTTGCCCTCAGTGGCGCAGCGGGCCGGACGTGATGGCGGCAGGACAAATCTGGACGGCAAAGGCAGGAGGGAAAGGTGAGCGCAATCAAGAGCGATGAGCAGAACAATAAGCCAAGCAGTGACCGCACTCGTCTGATCCGGCTGGTCCAGGTAGGCAGGCGTACCCTGGGGCTCGATGAGGGGACCTATCGTGAGCTGCTGACACAGCAGAGTGGCAAGCGTTCGGCAGCCGAGCTGACCCTGCAGGAGCTGGACAAGGTGCTGGTAGCCATGAAGGCCGCAGGCTTTAAACCGACCGTTAAACGTCCTGTTAAAGGGGCTGCCAGCCAGCGTTTAAGTCCCGTCAGCGGTGCCCTAGTCAGGACGGGCGAGATAGCCGTTATCCGGGCAGTCTGGATCACCATGCACCGCCATGGGCTACTGCGTGATGGCAGCGAGACAGCGCTCAATCATTACGTCGAGCGCCAGACTGTGCGGATAAACAAGGGGATCGGGGTCGCTGAGGTGGCCTGGCTCAGCGATGCATTGGCGTATCGGGTGTTGGAGTCCCTCAAGAATTGGCACAAGCGGGAGATGGTGGAGGCGCTGCACAGAGCCAAGCGCACCTTCCCGATTAATGAGAAGACCGGACGAGTGGCCGGTTATCAGACTGTGCTGGTGGCCTTCGAGCAGATGAAAGCGGAGACGCAAGATGGACGCTAACACGAAAAATATGGACCTGTTTGCCGATGACCATGAGTCTCTGGGCCAACTGGTGGACCGGCTCGACCAGATCCCGGTGGCCGAGTTGACAGCTAAATGGCCCAAGGCGCTGGCCGAGCTGGTGGATGTGCTGGCCTGCGAACTGGGTCGAGGTGGTATGGCACCTGATCTTGCCCGTGCTCAGGCCCGCAAACTGGCACTGGTGCAGGCCCATTACATGGGCGGCCGCGCCTACTACATCCCAACCGGGGAGCATCTCAAGGCAGCCCTGCGTGACCGAGCCATCTGGGATGAGTTCAATGGCCGCAATATCGACCAGTTGGCCCGCAAGCACGGGCTGTCGGTGCCCCAGACATATGCGGTAGTGGCGGAGCAGAGGTTGCTGGCCCGACGACGGATGCAGCCGGAATTGTTTTAGTCAAAATGAAAGGCACCATCTTTGCTGCATTACCTACGAATACTCGTTCACTCCCCACTGTTGGATAGGTGGAGAACCGACCTTCAAACTCCGTAAATAACCGCCAGAGATAGCAATAAGTAATTGATATAGTGAATTTTTTTTGATAGAGATAGCAGCTGTATAGGATAAATCCATTGCGGATAGGTGATATCCTACCGCTATAATTAATGGTTGGACAGGAAGGAGATACAGCTGAATGGCGTCAAATATAGATAGATACAAAAAGGACTTTGATCGCCTGATGCGCGATGCTGTTTTAATACAGCAGTCGTTTATTCAATATTGCCTAGGGAAAAAAGAGTATGAAGCCGCAGTCCTTAAAAATTTTGAAGGTGATAAGGCGGCAATGAAGGCTCATGTGGATGAAATTCCAGAATTCAAGAGCGCATACCAACCTTGGTATTCTGAATGTTTGGTTTTAATCAAACAGCTCCTTCCTGATCGACTTAACGACTTCATTCGTCTTTATGAAAAGCCAAAAGGCCGTAAAGACATAGGTTTTGAGAATTATCGTATCGAAGATGCTCTACAGGGGCTGCGAATCACTAGGAATGGCACTCAAGTAATTGCAGAACATAAGTCTGCAATGACGCATTTAGAGCAGCAGGTTGCGATTCTCAACTCCATCAAACGAAGATTTGAGAGTTCATTGTATGACATCCGCCAGCTCGTTCAGGCTGATCTACTTGACTCAGAGCTAGATGCAGCGCGTGAACTGTTAAAGCACAAGTTTATGCGTGCCGCTGGCGCAATAGCAGGTGTTGTGCTGGAAAAGCACCTCTATGAGGTCTGTGTCGCTCACAATATAAAAGTCACAAAAAAACATCCGACTATTGCAGACCTCAATGAGGCACTCAAAAACGCTTCAGCTATTGAAACAACTCAATGGAGATTCCATCAGCATCTTGGCGACATAAGAAATTTGTGCAGCCACAACAAGGCTGTTGAACCGACTGTAGAGCAGGTCCACGATCTTATTGACGGTGTTGCGAAAGTGACGAAGACAGTATTCTAGTTGCTGCCAACCCATTATCACTCCGGACCGCCGTTGGTGGCCGGAGAATTCAAACGTTAGGTGTTATGGATCCTGAAGAACTTCCACTCCTTGATGCCCTGCGTGGCTTAGCGATGCTTCAGCAGGAGTTTCTTCGTCTCGCGCTTTTCATCGCGTCTGAAGGCCCAGCAACGTTCGAAGGGGAAAAGCTAACTTGTACGCTTGGTGACGGACAGCGGCGCACAAGCACATTGCTGGCGATGGCTGCGGGTCAGTCACTTGAAACGTTGCTTCACATGGCGAAACTTCGCGGCATACCGGTTCGAGACGCATATCCGGTCGCCAGATCGGCAATTGAATCCTTCGTAAACGCTAGCTATCTTTTGGTCGAATCGGACAACGTGGCCTCACGAGCCATCCGGTATATCGATTTTGCTGCTTGGCGTCACCACAATAGGAAGATTGGAAGCGGTGAGTTCTCGACCGAGATTCGGTCCGATCCTGATCCTCAGGCCACACTCGCGAGGGAGTATCCCGAGTTCAGTGGTAAGGGCAAAGGCTCGTGGACTAACCTCGATGTGCCTAGCCGTATAAGGAGAGTTGGCGAATTAGCTGGTCGTCGATCTGGGTCACGCCTACTTGCAGCTTATGGTCTGATCTACTCTCTTTCATCCGAGATCATTCACGGCTCTCCCTTCGGTGCAAGCTACTTCTACTCGGCGTATTTGAAGAGCGAGAAGACTGCTGAAGCATTTCAAGCCGCAACCGTGCGCCATTTGGAAGAGATCTTCATCGGCGTGCTACATGCTGGTTGCGGTTACCTTGCTGCGTTCTTTGGGCAACAGAATATGCAAACACCATTGAAAGCAGAGGAGAAGATATTTGCGCGACTTCTAGAGTTGAGTACAAAATCGTCTTCTGCATTCCCGACTGGTGTGTCGTAGGTAATCGACACAGGGTGTGCGTAATGCAATGTAGCCCAATTGAACCTGAGCAAAAAACTGTATAGGCCGGTGAATTCAAGCGTTAGGCATCCCTTACCATGCAAGTCACAACACAATGAAGAACACTACGGTTTCTAGCTCTTTCATCCAGTGATTTGAAGACCTCAGGCCTTCATGTAACCCACCATAAACCCATGCCATAGAGGCCCCTCGGTACGCTGCGGATAACGCAGTTAATCGAGGGGCCTTTATGTTGCCTGATACCTTTTCTTCCGCACTTGCCTGGTTGCTTCGTCCCGATGTGGAAGGGGGCGAGGTCAATCACCCGGCCGACCGGGGCGGCCACACCAAATACGGCATCGCCGATGCCGCCGATGGCAAGAAAGACGGCATGGCCGACCTCGATCGAGACGGCCAACCGGATATCGCCATTCGCGATCTGACACCTGCTCACACCGAATTGTTTTACCGAGCCAACTACTGGTTACCTGCCCGCTGTGATCGGGTCGATAGCGTCTGCCCGCTGATTGCGATTGCGCTATTCGATGGGGCAGTCCACCACGGCCCTGGCCGTTCGGTGCGCCAGCTGCAGCAAGCGCTCGGCATCCTGGCCGATGGGGTACTGGGCCCGCAAACCTTGCGGGTACTGGCCGCCAAGACGGGTCGGGATGGTGGCCGCGCCCTGTTGCTTGGCTTACTGGAAATCCGCGCCAGCTACATGCTGGGCATAGTGCGCAAAGACCCGAGTCAATGGGCCAACGCCTGGGGCTGGGTCAACCGCCTGCTGCGCCTGCAAAGCCATCTGCTCTCGACCCGGTTCGGGGAAGTGGCATGAGCAAACCCAGCTTGATTAACAAGCGCCGCCAGGCGCTGCAAGGGATCCAGGCTGCTGGCTGCTTTGGCATTCCTGAACTCAAGAACCCCCGTTATCTCGCCTGCTTCAAGGATGGGCGCCGCGCCCACCTCAAGGCGTACCTGGCCAACCCGAACATCACCAGTGCAGACCTGGAGACGATCCCGCTTTATAGCCACCACGCCACCCGTCAATCCCTGTTCGCTCAGGGTTGGCGTTCGGTCACCGAGCTGGATCGCCTGCGGGCCCGCGCCCGTCTTTCCCCCTGTCAGTTCCAACCACCACACAAGGAGCCTCAACATGGCTGATTCTCTGTTACCCCAAGCAAAGTCGGCGTTCAAGAGCCGCACCGTGATTGGCGGTCTGATTGCTGTCGGTGCCGGTATTGCCGGCCTGTTCGGTGTGCCGGTCGATGTCGGCACCCAAGCCAGTCTGGCCACCACCATAGTGGATCTGGCCAGTGCAGTCGGTGGTCTGGTTGCTATCTGGGGCCGCCTCAAAGCGACCCATGTGGTCAAGTAACTGGCCCGCAAGGAGACGACCTTGAGCGACCCCATAGACCGCGCCCAGCAACTCGATGCCGAGCGAACCGGGCGCCTTATTCAATCCCATCAAACAAGGTCAAGGCCCCAGGGGGATGGCATCTGTTGCGATTGCGATGACGCCATCCCGCCCTCGCGCCTTGCTGCAGAACCGGGTGCCGAGCGCTGCATCGAGTGCCAGACCCTGTATGAGCGCAAGGAGGCAGTCCGTGTGGGAATTCATCGTTAAGAACTGGGGGCCCTTGTACGCCCTGGCCAGTTTGGTGGGGTTGGTGGTGATCATCTTGCTCTCCAAAACCTACGCCAAACGGGAGGATCTCACCGCCCTGGTGGCGCGGGTGCAACGGGTGGAGCAGGCGCTGATCGATCTGCCGAGCGAGCGGGAGCTGCACAAGCTGCAGCTGGAGATAAGCGAGCTGCGCGGTGAGCTGCGAGAGGTCAAGCCGGAGCTGCGTCAAGCCCGCCGCCTCGCCGACATGCTGCTGGAGAATGAACTCGCAGCGGCACAGAAGGAGAAAGCATGAGCATTCAAGCGATATTGGATTCCCAGCAGCGCCTGGTGATCTTGCGCTCCCTGCTGGATATCGGTGGCGCGGCCAACGAGTCGATCCTCAATGACTGCCTCGATCAGCTGGGTACCGGCCGGGTGACCCGGGATCGGGTAAAGATCCTGCTGGCCTGGCTGGAAGAGCAGGGGCTGGTGCGTATCGAGCACCTCGCCCAGGTGCAGGTGGCCCACCTCACCGGCCGTGGCCAGGATGTAGCAGAAGGGCGGGCAACCGTACCGGGCATCAAGAAGCCCAGGGCGGAGGATTAGCCATGGCCGAGAAACCGACCCGGGGTCGCGCCAGCAAGGTGTGGCTGCTGCCCGAGCCTATCCGCGATGCCCTCAACGCCATGCTGCGTGACAAGGGCAACAGCCAGGCCGCCATTCTGGACGAGATCAATGGTCTCATCGAAGAGGCGGGGCTGCCGGACGATCTCAAGCTTTCCCGCTCGGGGCTCAGCCGCCACGCCAGCCAGGTGGAGCAGGTAGGTCAGCACCTGCGCGACCTGCGGGAGACCACGGCGGCGCTCACCTCCCAGCTCGGTGACAAGCCGATGGGGGAAACCACCAAGCTCATCCTGGAACTGGGCCGATCCCAGTTGTTCAAGGCGATGCTGGCCCAAGTGCAGAACCCGGAGGAGGCGGTGGATATCGACATGCTGAAAAACGCCATGCTGGCGGCCCAGCGGCTTGAATCCACCGCCATGCAGAGTCACAAGCGGGAGAAGGAGATCCGCCAGGCCTTTGCCGAAGAGGTGGCCGCCAAGACAGAGGCGATCGTCACCCAGGCGGGGTTGAGCGGTGAGGCTGCCGCAGCCATTCGCCGTGAAATTCTGGGGATTGCCTGATGAGCGAGAGCCCTATGGCGCAGACCGCCGTTGCCCGTTCCCAGCAGTTGGCGCAAGAGCTCGGCACCGAATACAGCCCCGACGAGGTGCTGCTGCCTTATCAGAAGATTTGGATCGCCGACGAGAGCCCGCTCAAGATTGCCGAGAAGAGCCGCCGTACCGGTATCACCTGGGCGGAGGCCGCCGATGCCACGCTCACTGCCTCCCAGGCAAAAGCGGCTGGCGGTGGTCATCACTTCTACGTGGGCAGCAACAAGGAGATGGCTCGCGAGTTTATCGACGCCGTGGCCATGTGGGCCAAGGCATTCAACAAGGCTGCCGGGGAGATCCAGGAGGAGGTATTCACCGACGATGAGGATAAAGCCATCCTCACCTTCGTGGTCTATTTCGCCTCGGGCTTCAAGGTGCAGGCACTCTCCAGCAACCCCTCCAACCTGCGGGGGATGCAGGGCAATGTGACCATCGACGAGGCCGCTTTCCACGACCGACTGGCCGAGGTGCTGAAAGCCGCGCTGGCGCTGACCATGTGGGGGGCCAAGGTGCGCCTCATCAGCACCCACAACGGGGTGGATAACCTGTTCAACCAGCTCATCAACGACAGCCGCGCTGGCAAGAAGCGCTACTCCATCCACACCATCACCCTGGACGACGCCTGCCGGCAGGGGCTCTATCGCCGCATCTGTCAGGTCAAGGGAACGCCCTGGACACCAGAGGCAGAGGAAGCCTGGAAGGCGGGCCTGCTCAAGGACACCGCCACCGAAGAAGACGCCCTGGAGGAGTATTTCTGCGTGCCCAAGCAGAGCAGCGGCGCCTATATCAAGCGGGTGCTGATTGAGCGGGCCATGCAGCCGGATATTCCTATTCTGCGCTTCACCGCCCCCAAGGATTTCGAGCTGCAAAGTGAGGAGACCCGCAAGGCAGTGGCCCAGCTTTGGTGCGAGGAACACCTCAAGCCCTGCCTGGAGGTGCTCGATCGCAGTTGCCGCCATGTGCTGGGCGAAGACTTCGCCCGCAAGGGGGATCTCTCTGTGTTTGTCCCGCTCTCCATCGCGACCAACTTGCGTAAACGGGTGCCCTTCGTGGTGGAGTTGGTCAACGCCCCCTATGAGACCCAACGCCAGATCCTGTTTTACCTGTTGCAGGGGTTGTACCGCTTCACGGCGGCGGCCTTCGATGCCACCGGCAACGGCGGCTATCTGGCGGAGGCCGCCCGGCTGCGCTGGGGAGCCGGGATGATCGAATGCGTGATGCTCAATGACCCCTGGTATCGGGAGTGGATGCCCAAGCTCAAGGCCGAGTTTGAGGATGGCAACCTGACGATCCCGCGCCATGCAGATGTGCAGGACGATCTGGGCAAGATCCAGGTCATCAACGGCATCCCCAAGATCGACAAGGGCAAGAACACTGGCCAGGGCGGCCAGCAGCGGCACGGCGACTTTGCGGTTGCCCTGGTCATGGCGGTACGGGCCAGCTGGATGGAAGGGGGCGCCATCGAGTTCACCCCTTTGCCTGGCAAGCGTGACGCAGAGCGCAATGACGACTATCACCGATATGAACGAGGTGCCTGGTAATGAGCGGGATCATAGACATTCACGGCAATCCGTTGCGCCTGCAGAAAGAGCCGCAGAGCGAGAACGACGCCAAGCTGGCTCAGCTGCGCCGCCACTACAGTGAGCACCCGACCGTGGGGCTGACGCCGGGCAAGGCTGCGGCGGCGTTGAAAGAAGCGGAGGAGGGGAGCCTCATCGCCCAGTGTGAACTGGCCGAAGACATGGAGGAGAAAGACGCCCATTTGCAGAGCGAGCTCGGCAAGCGCCGCCGCTCCCTGCTGGGGGTGAGCTGGACCATAGAGCCACCCCGCAACGCCACCCCGGCCGAGAAGCGCGACAGCGAGATGATCCGCGAGTTGATAGAGGACTTCACCTGGTTCGACGATGCCATCTTTGATGCCACCGATGCTGTGCTCAAGGGGTTCAGTGCCCAGGAGTTCAGCGGCTGGGAGATGGTGGAGGGGCTGCAACTCCCCAAGGGCATCGTCTGGCGTGATCCCGCCTGGTTCCAGACCCACCCGGATGACTGGAACCAGCTGCGGTTGCGCGATGGCAGTAAGGAGGGGGCGGGTCTTAATCCGTTCGGTTGGCTGGTTCACAAGGCCAAGTCCAAATCGGGCTATCTGGCCCGCACCGGCCTTATCCGCACCCTGGTCTGGCCCTTCCTGTTCAAGAACTACAGCGTGCGCGACTTGGCCGAGTTTCTGGAGATCTACGGTTTGCCGGTGCGTCTGGGCAAATACCCGGAAGGGGCCACCGAGAAAGAGAAAGCAACCCTGCTGCAGGCGGTGCTCTCCATTGGTCATAACGCCGGGGGCATTATCCCAAGGGGGATGGAGATCGAGTTCCAGAACGCCGCCAGCGGTCAGGCCGATCCCTTCGTGGTGATGATGGAGTGGTGCGAGCGCTCCATCAGCAAGGCTGTGCTGGGTGGCACCTTGACTTCCCAGGCTGATGGCAAGAGCTCGACCAATGCGCTGGGCAACGTCCATAACGAGGTGCGCCAGGAGGTGCGCGATGCCGATTTGCGCCAGCTGGCCGCGAGCCTGACCCGGGATCTGGTCTATCCCCTCTATGCCCTGAACGGCAAGAGCTATCAGGGGCCGCGCCGCTGTCCCCGGTTGGAGTTTGATGTGACCGAGCCGGAGGATATGCGCGATCTGGCCTATCCGCTGCGTGCCCTGGTGGGGATGGGGATGCAGATCCCGGCGCAGTGGGTGCGCGACAAGCTGCAGATCCCGGCCCCCAAGGAGGGGGAAGAGGTGCTGGTCATCGTTGATAAGCAAGCCGCGCCGGGGGAAGCCGCGCTCAAGGCACAGCTCGCCGCTCAGGCTATCCCCCCCGGGCTGGCTGCGCTTGTGGCCAGCAAGGCTCAGCCGCGAGGGGATAACAACGACGCCCAACTGGCCCGGCTGCAGGCCGAGGTGGCGCCCTTGCTGGCGGGCATGACAGATGCCATCCAGGCGTTGGTGATGCAGGCCAGCACCCTGGAGGAGATCCGGGATGGCCTGTTGGTACTGGAGCCGGCACTCAGTCATGACGAACTGGGCGCCCTGCTGGCCCAGGCCATCGCCGCCAGTGAACTGCTCGGCATGCTGGAAGTGGAGGAGGGCCGCTGATGCCGGTTCGCTCTTCACCAGTCAGATATGGTTCGCTCCCCTTTGCCGAGGCGATCGCCTTCTTTCGCCAGAAGCTCGACATGCCGAGAGAGCGCTGGGCTGATGTGTGGCGGGATGCCCATAACCGGGCCTTTATGGTGGCGGGGGCGACCAAAACAGATCTGCTGGCCGACCTGCGCGGGGCGGTGGACAAGGCGATCAGTGAAGGCCAATCCATCGGCGCCTTTCAGAAGGCATTCAAGGATATCGTGGCACGTCATGGTTGGGATCATACCGGGCCCGCCTCCTGGCGTTCCCGCATTATCTTCGAGACCAACCTGCGCCAGAGCTATAACGCCGGGCGTGAAGATCAGATAGAGCGCATCAAACACCAGCGCCCCTATGCTCTTTATCGCCATGGGGACTCCGAGCACCCGAGGGAGTTGCACCTCAAGTGGAACAACCTGGTGCTGCCGGTGGATCACCCCTGGTGGAATACCCATTCCCCGAGCAACGGTTATGGCTGCAAGTGCAAGAAATTCCTGCTCTCGGCAGCCGACCTCAAGCGGCGCGGCTTGGTGGTCGGCAAGGCCCCGGACGACGGCGATTATGAGTGGGTGGACAAGGCCACCGGGGAGCTACACAAGATCCCCAAAGGCATAGACCCCGGCTTTGATTATCGCCCCCAGACCCCGGCTGCCCTGACCAAGGCTGTGGCCAAGCGGGAGGCAGCCAAGCCAGCGCTGGCGCAGCGGCTGCCAGAACGCCTGGTGGAGAGTGCCTATTCCAGTGCCAAGGGAGTGAGTGCGCAGGGTTTGAGTGACCTGTTGGCCCAGCTGCCAGCCCCCCAGCGCGAGCCCTTGGCGGCTTTCCTCAAGGCGCATCCGGTCAAAACCCTGTTTATCAAGCAGACGGAGATGGGCAAAGGGGGGGCCGGGCTCAAGGTAGCCCCGGCGATTGCCGAGTATCTGGGTAAGGATGCTTACCAGGTACGCGCCTTCTACCATTCTCGCCGCGCCAGCATGACCAATGGCTTTACCGCCAAAGGTTGGGATCATCTGGTTATCAAGGTAAAGGGGGGCGATACTTTAAAGACGGTCGATATCAAGGCGGTGCAAGCGGCGGCCACCGAGGTGGTGGCGGATGCCAAGAGCAACAGCGGTCCCCGGCAATGGCAGCCAAGAGGAGCCAGCGGTGAGACCCTGCGTCGCCATTGGAGCATCTCGGCCAACGTGGGGGCCAGGCAAGGTGAGTCGGCACAACGGGTATCGACTTGGCTGCACGAACTGGGGCATCAGGTCCACTTTTGGGCCGATGAGCCGGATTTGACGGGGGTTGGCTTGCTGACCGAGTATGCCGGCAAGACCAGGATGGAAGCCGCCGCCGAGGCGTTTGCCGCCTGGATATTGGCGAGGGACGCCATGGTGGCGCATTTCCCCGAGCTGGCCAAACGGGTGGAGGCCATGTTGGCCCAGGCCACGGCTGCCAGTAGCAAAGGAGAGAGAGGATGAGCTTGTTGGAACAAGCCAGCGCCCTGCTGGCAAAAGATGGCCCCTTTACCTTGGCACAAGCCAAGGCGCTGGATGCGCTATGTGAGCAAGCCCGTGATGCGGAAGCCGACCTGATGGGGGATCTCTGGGAGGCAGCCATGGCGAATGCGGATGACGAAGCCTTGCGCTATATGACCACCTTTGAGGATGAGATCTGATGGCGGGTAGCTTTATCGCCATCAGCCACCACGGGGTAGCCGATGCTCACGAGCTGTTGGCCCGCCTTTATCAGCGCACCGGTGATCTCAGTGAACCCCTGGCCGATATCGGTGAGGGGCTGCTGCTTTCCCATCGGGATCGCTGGGATGCCCAAGAGAGCCCGGAAGGGGAGCCTTGGGCCCCGCTCTCGGACAAGTACCGCATCCGCAAGCCACGCCATGCTGATGAAGTGCTGCGCCTCAACGACGATCTGCGCGATACCCTCAACTATCAGGCCGAACCCCAGACCCTCTATTTCGGTACCCCCCTGGAATACGGTGCTGCCCACCAGTTCGGCCGAGAGGAGATCAACTTGCCCGAGCGCCCCTATCTGGGGATGTCAGAAGCGGACCGAGAGAGTTTATTGGAAACTCTAAAAGGGTATCTTTCACTAGGTTGACTGTAATGAACCAAACAGTGTTTAGGGTATGAACAGATAGGACGGTTTAGGGCTATTACATAAAATGTGTTGTAGAAGGATTTAAACAGCCTTAAACACCATTAAATATTCTGATGTGGAGAGCTACATCCTACGCCGCTGTATATATCTAAGTAAGTATGGTGTTAAGCGGTCCATAATCACAGCAGTCATATCGTCAGCTACAGCCTTCGTTATGAGGGTTCCCAATGGGTGTCTTTCAAGGATCTCAGCAAAAGCTTTTTCAATTAAGTCTGCACGATGAAGGTCATGCTGTATCCGTGTGGCAATTTCATATGCTCTAGCACATCGTGATTTGATTGCATCTATGTTGTGTTCGTTTAGTTCCCCAAAGCTGTCAGTGATTTCGTGTTTTTTTATTATCTTAGGGATCGATCTTTTTATTTCACGCCTTGTTACGACATCATAACAATATGTATTTGAAATCTCGAGACCAATATAATTTGAGTTTAGGACGACGAGGTAACAATGAGCATTAAAATACTCGATGTAACAATATAACAGTTGTTCGTGGGGGTCGCCTTCTAGATGAATTATATGTGAGGATTCGTTTGGCGTAAGTGTAGCCTCCACAACTTTGGATGGATGATTGAAAACACACCGCCCATCAACACCTCCTCTTATATAAGGAATTAGATGTGAGATATCATTTTTGTCGCCACCAGAAACAAGGTGAAAATTGATGGCGGCTTTGCAAACTGCTCTAAATGTTAGGTCTCCCCCAATACTAGTCGATATCGATACCGGTGAACCTAGGTAGACTTGCTTACTCTGTGCCGAAGATATGGCTTCATTCACATCTAGTTGCGGATATCTTCTGTGCAATCCAGAAATGACTTGCTTGAGTTGCTTCATATTTGAAGTGTTGACTTGAATTTCAATATTGGAGTTTTCTATGTCCACCTCATCTTTTATTATCGGGAATCTGAAAGATGGAAATCCTCCGGGAGTGATACTAAATTCATGGCCGGATGCTTTTTGTACACCATATATATTTGGTACGCATCCATTATCTCTATGTACATTAAACATGCTGGAGTAAAAATTAAGTTGAGATGCAAGGGTTGCATCATATCTCTCACCCAATAAGGAGTTGCATGTTTTGCATATCAAGCCGCTGGATTTTAGCTTGCCACCACAGGCATTGAGAATAATATGTTCTTCGGTCTTATTCTTATCATCTAGTTCGGCACTGCAGACATAACAGTTCATAGTGACCCCAAAGGGAGGTTAATATCATATAAATAAGAATAATAGCATTGTAACCCACAATAAACCCCACCGATAACTCCATTCTCTGACACTGGCCGCAGTGTTTTTTTGTACCCAGCGCCGGAGTGAGAGTGATGCCCCCATCTGCGATTGCCGTGGCCATCTTGAATGCGAGACCAAACACGTTGGGGTTGGCCGTGCTTGATGCCGCGCTGAACAGTGGTGGTGATGGCTGGCAGCAGCTCCTGCCTCTCGGCCCTTTCAAGGCCCGCGATGGCCGCCCCTTTGATGTACCTGGTGGCCACTGGCAACTCGACAAATCCATTGCCACCACCCTCATCAATCGTGTGCGAGAGATGGGGCAAGACATCCTCATCGACTACGACCACCAGACCCTCAAGACCGACCAGAACGGTCAGCCTGCGCCCGCTGCCGGTTGGTACAACGCCGACGAAATTGAGTGGCGTGAAGGGGCTGGTCTCTTTATCAAGCCACGCTGGACCGATCGCGCAGCCGCCCTGGTGGCCGCCAAAGAGTACCGCTTCCTGTCTGCCGTTTTCCCCTATGACGCCTTGGGTCGCCCGCTGGAGCTGCGCATGACCGCCATCACCAATGATCCGGGAGTGGTGGGGATGCATGCACTGGCGGCCCTGAGTGCGCTACCCGCTTCAAGCCTTATGTCTACCCAACCCGGCCAGCTGGCCACCCCAATCAAGGAGATATCCATGAACGAGCACTTGATCGCGCTGCTCGGCAAACTCGGCATCCAGCCGGGAGCCGATGGTCAGCTGACCGCCGAGCAGGGCACAGCCGCGTTGGCGGCCCTCGATATCCTGCAGGCCAGTGCCAAGAAGGCGCCGGAACTGGAGGCTGCTCTCTCAGCAGAAAAAGCATCGCTGGCCGCTCTCAAGGCCCAGCCGCTGCAGCAGAGCGGCCAGATTGATCTGGCTCAATACGTGCCAGTGGCGACCTATAACGCCCTGGTTACCCAGGTGGCGGCCCTGACTGCCCAGGTGGATACCACAGATGCAGCGACCCTGATCAAGGATGCCCGCACCCAGGGCAAGGTGGTGGCCGCCGAAGAGGAGTATCTGACCGCCTACGCCGCACAGAAAGGGGTGACTGCCCTCAGGGCGCTGCTGGATCCGCGACCGGCCATTGCGGCCTTGGCCGCCAGTCAGACCACCGCCGTCACCCTGCCCGAGAAGAAGGGTGATGCCGTGCTCTCGGCCGAGGACAAGTACGCCGCCGATCAGCTCGGTATCACCCATGAGGCGTTCGCCAAGGCCAAGCAGGCTTAAGCGCACGACTCGCCACCCCGTTTATCCAGAGAAGGAACACCGCTATGGCCATCATTACACCCGCGCTGCTGCAGGCCCTGTTCACCGGCTTCAAGAAGAACTTTGAAGACGCCAAGGGGGAGGCGCCGACCCAGTACACCGAAATCGCCACCGTCATCAAATCGACCACCAAATCCAACACCTATGGCTGGCTTGGCAAGTTCCCGTCCCTGCGCAAGTGGGTCGGGGATCGGGTGATCGAGTCGATGAAGGCGCACGGTTACCAGATCGTCAACGAAGACTTCGAGGCCACCGTGGGGGTCGATCGCAACGACATCGAGGATGACGAACTGGGCATCTATGCCCCCTTGTTCCAGGAGATGGGCCTGGCTGCTGGGGTACATCCCGACGAGCTCTGCTTCGGCCTGCTCGGGGCTGGCTTCACCACGCCCTGCTACGACGCTCAGTATTTCTTCGACACCGATCACCCTGTCTATCCCAAGGCAGATGGCACAGGTACCCCGGTACTGAGTGCCAACCTGGTGGTGGATGGCGCCTATGCCGGCGAGCCCTGGTTTCTGCTCGATACCAGCCGCGCCCTCAAGCCCATCATCTTCCAGGAGCGCAAGGCGCCGCAGCTCATCGCCATGACCAAGATCGACGATGAAGCCGTGTTCACCCGCAAGGAGTTTCGCTACGGGGTGGACTGCCGCGATGCCGCCGGCTTTGGTTTCTGGCAGCTGGCGTTCGCCAACAAACGGGCGCTTACCCCTGACAACCTGTGGGATGCCTTCAGCCGGATGCGGGAGTTTCAGGCTGATGGCGGCCGCAAGCTAGGCGTGAAGCCGACCTTGCTGGTGGTACCGCCCTCGCTGGAGAAGCTGGCGACCCAGATGCTGGAGCGGGAGTTGTCCGATAGCAGCAGCAACGAGCTCAAGGGCAAGTTGAAGCTGGTGGTGGCGGACTACCTGTAAATCCCACCGTTACGCGCTGTTTAAGAACGGGGTTAAACGGCCACAGGATTGGCGTTTAACCCCCCGTTTAAACAGGCCTCGACCAGATATGAAAGAGGGAAACATGAGATGGAACACGAGATGGAACAGGCTATTCGAGTTGGCATCACATCAACGCTTCGTCAGGTCTATTTCCGAGCGGGCCTGCCGATTGATCCAGGCAAGTCTGAGATGGCTGTGTCGCCTCTGCAGTGCGAGACCCTGGAGGCCGATCCGCGTCTGGTGGTTGTGCGGCTGGCTGAGGATGCCGAGCTTTCGCCAGCTGACCCACCGCAGACGAGCGGGGATCTGGACGCAGCAGTGGGTGGCCTGAGCACAGAGCCCGAAAGCCAGGCGCCTGTCGCCAAGCCCGCCAGTAGCAAGGGTAAGGGCAAATGAGCTACGCCAGCGTCAATGACATGGTGATCCGGTTTGGCGAGGCGGAGCTGCTGCGCCTCGCCATGACACCGGCCGGCGAGCTGGATCAGGCCGCCATCACCATCGCCCTGCAGGACGCCGGAGCCTTGATCGATGGCTACCTGGCGGGGCGCTACCCCTTGCCGCTGGCCCATATTCCGAGTGCCCTGGTCCCCATCTGCGCCGATATCGCCCGTCACCGCCTCTATGGCGAACAGGCGCCGGAGCAGATCGCCAAGCGTAACGAGGCCGCCCTGGCCTTCCTCAAGTTGGTGGGCAAGGGGGAGTTGGCGCTGGGCCTGGCGGCCGATGGCGAGCAGGTGGAGAGCCAGAATCTGGCCCAGTTGCAGTCTGATGGCCGGGTCTTTGGCCGAAGCAGCGGGGGCTTTCTATGAGCACTCAAGCCAGCACCCCATCCCCCGAGCTCGACTACTTGGCGGCCGGTGAGGTGCTGCGTGAACTGCTGCTGCCATTGAAGGCGAAAGGGATCAAGGAGGTGTTTGTGGCCACCGACCTGGATGCGGTGGCCAACCTGGGTCAGCACACCCCGGCCATTCATGTGATTTACCAGGGCGAGCGGGAGAACGACACCAACCAATCCGGGCGGCAAAGCGCGTTCGATCAGGTCTGGCTGTTGGTGCTGGTGCATCGCGCCAGCCCGAGGGAGGTCGGCGCCGGTGTGTGGATGGGGCGGATGCTGCAGGCCGTTGCCGGGCGGGCCTGCGGTGACAGTACCTTTCGGCGTGAAACCGCACCGGTTCGGCCGAGCTACAAGGGCGGGGTGGCGTATCTGCCCCTTGCTTTCAAGACGACAGTGAAGTTCAAGGGAGAACGCTGATGAGCGAAACATTGCACCTGGAAGGGGATCTCTATATCGAGACCTTCACCAACAACGTGTCGAACGGGGTGATAGGCCCGGTGGACGTCAACAGCCTGGAGGTCAAACCGGACAGCGAGAAGATCAGCATTCCGAGCAAGCGCAAGGGCAAGCTGGGTCAGGCGCGGGAGACCTACTTCGTGCCCAAGCCCGCCACTGTCACCATCAAGACCAGCGAGATCCCGCCGGTCCTGCTGGCCGCCGCCTTTATGGGACTTGAGAGCCCCATCAACCAGGGGGCGGGAACCCTGACCGAGGTCCCGCTGACCCTGCCCGCCCATCCGAAATGGTTGTCACTCGGTAAAACTAACCTCTCGGCCACCGGCCTGGTAGTGAAGGAGGGGGCCACCGCCTTGGTGCTGAGTACCGACTTCGAGATTAACTATGCCCTGGGGCTGCTGCGGGCCACCAAGGGGGGCGCCGTGGCAGACGGCGGCCCGATAACCGTCAGCGCCAGCTATAACGCTGTCACCGGTTCGCGTATCGCTGGCAACGTACAGCCGGAGGTGAAGGCCAAGCTGACCCTGGACGGGCGCAGCGTAATCGGCGGTGAGTCCATCATACTGACGGTGCCCCGCGCCAGTCTGGCCCCCAAGAAGGCGGTGGATTTCCTCAGCGACAAGCCCATCGAGATCGAACTGGAAGGGGAGCTGCTGGCCCTGGATGGGGAGACCGCTCCCTTCTATGTGGATAGACCGGTCACCGTGTGAGGTTTGATAGCAGAACGGCGGGGTGACCCGCCGTTCTATATAGTATTTGCATTTTCCTGTGAGTAGAGTAATTTGATCCTTGAAGCTGTTAGCTCGAAAAGTTAGCAGATCAACAACTGACATTGTTTCTTTTATCGAAAGTAAAGGTGTGACTTATGAACAATCCCTATACCCCCCAATATTCATCCCTAGTAACGACTATCTATAATGAGCCTGCACCTGTTGGTTGCATTGGTCGGGGTAGTCATTATTCAGTTCTCAGAGCAACAACATCTTACGATTCAACACTTAATCCAACACGCATTATTAATGTGCATGACTTCGCTGTAATTTGGGATGAAGACCACGATACAAGGCTTATCAAGGTTATTGAACGTATGTGTATAGAGAACTTACTATCCCCAGTTGTTTTTATTGGTGAGCGAAAGGGGAGTGTAACTATTCTTGTCGACAAAAAATTTTATGATGATAAGGACAGGTTGCAGTTTTATAACTCGATGATTAGGGGGGTTTGCAGCCCGTTGGACGATTCATGGGGCAGTGAGATCGGGTATTTTGATGGGAATGATGAAGGTGTTACTAATGAAGCAGGAATGATTATTAATGATAAGGAGGCGAAAGTAAAAAATTACCTATTAAACATTAATGGACTTTGGTCTTTGGGTATTAAAAGTTTTAAACCCTAGTTTGTAAATGTGCAATTGTTTACAGTAATTAGCCATAAACCATCCCATCTTGCCATCCCTTTACCATGGGGCATATCTGAATTTCTCAGGAATGCCCCATGTCCACTTCTTCCATCCTCAAACTTGCGCTAGAACTGTCAGCAAAGGTTTTACTGCGCTGGCTATCTCTTTTGAATTTTTTTTAAATTTTACCACCCAGCGAAAAACTCCTTTTTGCACTCCCCATAAAGCGATTCATACTCAATTCCATAACGGAACGAGGTTAAAGCTTTATGTACCGCATAGCTATTAGTCAAGTCTTCGTCCAAATTATGTAATTTAACGTGATACAACATAATGCTGTCAGACGGTGATATTGCCATTGACTCAAGCCCGAACACTGCATTTATATCATACTCATGTTCATCATTTGCAAGAACGGAATCTATTGCTGCATGTAGAGGCATGTTAGCATCAAGTTTTTGGTCGCCAACGAACATAGAAAAAGATTTCAAGATAGCAGGGCCTACTCCTTTATTAATTAGATGTGCCTCAAAGATTCCATTATTAATGCTATGGTTAGTTTGAAGGATAATATATGGTTTAACACTTAGCTTTTGACGTTCTATAGCTAGCTTTTCAGCTTCTTTATCCGCGACCGATTTTTTATGATTAAGCTCTTCAATTCTTTCAGCTTCAATGCTTCGTTGTTTTGACTCTCGTACAGAGTAACGTAATGCAACCACAGCAACTACGAGTGAAATTATTGTTGATAAAACGATAGCCCAATCGGCAATATTGGGTTCAGCAATCGACTTCAGCTGCTCTTGTTGGTTTTTTAACTCTAAGCTCAATGAGTTTAAAGCAGTCGTTACTGAATTAAAATCAATGTCATTAGATACAATCACGTTAGGCTCACTAGGAAGCACAGTGATATTAAATTTTTCAGTCGATTTTTCGAAAGGATTTTCAATTGTTAATGTTTCGTCACATGGTTCTTTGTTATTTTTCATCATCACACTTCAAATTTAACAGTTAAGCCAAAGGGATTTCTAATGGAGGGCTGTAGGTTCGGCTAGCGAAGCGTAATCGGACGTTCGCGGTTCCGATGATATTAGTAATTCCCCATAAACCCGTCCATTTTGCCATTTCTTCACAATAGGGCATATCTGAATTTGAGCGGAATGCCCCATGTCCACCTCTACTACTCTCAAACTTGCCCTGGCGCTGCTGGCCAAGGTCACCGATTGGGAAGGGAAGTCTTATCGGGGTAAGGTGTGGTTTTAGCGCAATGCCAGCCGCTTAATCATGACCAGTGGTTTAGAGGAGGCTGAAAGGGGCAGGATGGAGTTCTCTAACCATTGCCAGTCCAGAGGCGGAGTACCCTCCTTGAACTTCTGATAGGACACTCCTTCCTTGACGGTCAAAAACAGGGTGCAGGGCGTATCAGCACGACAGATGTAGCGCACCATCACCTCCCCTTGGAGGGATTGCAGCAGATGTTTCAAGATCGGCAGTCCATGGACCGTTTGGTGCCCACCCTCATGCCAGACGCCAAATTGGTGCATGCTTTTTATTCCATCGTTCAGCAGAACTTTAGTATTCACCTTTGAGGTTCACTTGCAACTGTCAGAAGTGACAGGTGGCTGCTTATTGGTCGCAGGTGGCCTCATCAACATTGGCAGCGAGCCGGTCGCATGCCAGCTTGTTACCCAAGAAAGCATTGGATTTCCTGAGCGACAAGCCCATCGAGATCGAGCTGGAAGGAGAGCTGCTGGCCCTGGATGGCGAGAGTGCGCCCTTCTATGTGGATCGGCCGGAGACGGTGTAACCAATCAACCTAGGTGGTGGAATCACTTCACCACCTAGGTTGACGATGCGAATCTAAAAACATCTGAGGTTTCTTTTTGAATTTTATATCCAGTCTGTGAAATACTTCCCATTGTGGTTATATAACGGAGAGTATAATATTCACGCAACATTACATCATTGCTGACTTCTTCATATCTCAATATAAATCTAGCCATGATATCTAAGTGATTCATTATCTTTTTAATCTCAACAGAAATGGCGGTTTTTATTCTGTCTCTATAGGCGTAAAGTTCGTGATCTTCATTTGAGTATATTGCTCCTAAAAAGAAAATGGTTTCTTCCATCATCATTCTTGGGTCCGCTTCTTTAGCATCGCTGATGATAGTGCTGATGTCGACGTTTACACTTAATAAGTTATCAATATGCTTTGCGGCATCAAGTATAAGATGCTGTGGTATCTCTGACGTTCTTTGATTTTCAACTACTTGTAATTGCTCCCTTTGCAAATTATATGTTTTCCAAATTCCTATAAAAGCAAGGCCGGAAATCACTGGTCCAATTGTCCCACCTAAGTAGCTACCAAAGCTAGCCCATGCACCAAGATTATCAGGTAGCTTGAAATTAGATGTAGGCATGAAAACATAAAAATAAGGTAATATAAATGCCAGAACTAAAAGGATAGCAATTAGACATAATAACCATTCAGAACTAGTTGTTTTTATCTTCGCCTTAGCCATAAAAATCTCCATATTTATAGTGATGCATCATAAACCTCCTCATTTTGCCATCCCTTTACCATAGGGCATATCTGAATCTCTCAGGAATGTCCCATGTCCACCTCTACTACCCTCAAACTTGCTCTGGAGCTGGCGGCCAAGGTTACCGGCCGCGAGGATCTGGCCGCGCTGGCGGGTGAGGTGCGGGAACTGGGCCCCGTTTCCGATGAGACTGCTGCTGAGACCGAGCGTCTGGCGCAAACGCTAGAGGGCTTAAGCCAGCAGCAGTCACTGATCCAGCAGTTCAATGACACCAAAGCCGCCCTGACCCAGCTTGAACGGGCGACCGTGCTGAGCCGTGACAAGCTGGCGCTGTTGCGTGCCGAGCAGCAGGCGGGGACGGGGGACGCAAAGGCGCTGGCTGACCAGGAACGGCTGCTGGCCTCCGAGGTCAAGCAGCTGGAGCGTCAGTTGGTCGCTCAAGCCGCCAGCCATACCCACCTGCATGCAGGCCTCACCCAATCCGGGCTCGATACCCGCAATTTGGGCCAAGAGCAGCAGCGCCTGCAGCGTGAACTGGTCCAGACGGTCGCCCAGACCGAGCGGCTGGGGCGCGAACTTAGCCAGGGCAGCCAGCGGGCCAATGGCTTTCAGGGAGCGATCGGTAGCCTGACGGGCCGCTTGCTGGCCTTGGCGGGTACCTGGTTCGGGCTGCAGACCTTGACCACCCAGCTGGTGTCTATGTTCAAGACCGGTGATCAGGCAGAGCGTCTCGACGTGCAGCTCAAGGCGGTGATGGGCTCCATTGCCGGTGGGGCCGAGGCCAGCGCCTGGATCCAGGATTTCGCCAAGAATACCCCGCTGCAGCTCGATGAAGTGACTCAGGTGTTTGTCCGCCTGAAAGCCTTCGGCATCGACCCCATGGCGGGGGCCATGCAGGGCATCGTCGATCAAGCCTACAAGCTCGGTGGTGGCTTTGAAGAGGTGCAGGGCATTTCCCTGGCGCTAGGCCAGGCATGGGCCAAACAGAAGCTGCAGGGGGAGGAGATCCTGCAACTCATCGAACGGGGTGTGCCGGTGTGGCAACTGCTGGAGCAGGTCACCGGCAAGAATACCGCCGAGCTGCAGAAGCTCTCGGAAGCCGGCAAGCTCGGCCGCGACACCATTGCGGCCCTGATGAACGAGATTGCGGCCCAATCCTCCGGGGCCGCCCGTGACAACATGAGCCTGCTCTCCGGGCTTATCTCCAACGCCCAGGACAACCTGGCCAAGTTCTATCGCTTGGTGAGCGAGTCCGGTGCGCTGGATTGGCTCAAGGGCCAGCTGGCCACCCTCAATGCCGAGTTTGAGGCGATGGCCAGGGATGGCCGCCTGCAAGCTTGGGCGCAGCGTCTTTCCGATGGCTTTATCACCCTGGGGGAAACCCTCAAGTCCCTGATCCAGACCCTCTCCGAGTGGCGCACCGCGCTGACCGTGCTGGCTCAGGCGTGGGTGGGGCTCAAGATTGTCGGCTGGATCGGGGATCTGCGCAGCCTCTATGCCCAGTTCATCGCCCTGCCCACGGCGACGGCCACGGCGGCCGGTGGCATGACCACGGCCGGTACTGTGGCGGCAGTCGCGGCCATTGGGGTTAGAGCCTTGGGGGCTGCGGTCAAGGGGTTGCTGGCCGCCGTGACGGTGGAGGCCATCATCCAGATCACCCAGTTCGCCGCTGCCCTGCGCCAACTGGTGCAGGCCGAGCTGGCCCTCAGAGAGGCGCAGACCCTGCGCTCGGAGACCCAGGCCCACCTCAATGGCCAGTTTGCAGCACTGTCGGCCGAGCTGGGGGTAGCCATCACCAGCATGGCGGACCTCGATCGCGTTGTGCGTGATGGCAAGGTGCATTACGACGAGGCCACCGGCAGCTGGCGACAGGGTGCCGCCGCCGTCAAAGCCCTGGGGGATGAGGCCAAGGCTACTCGCGACTACTTGGGCGAAATCAATGCCGTGGCCAAGCAGACGGCGGCGGATGGCCCGGCCAAGCTGGCCAAGGCCTTCGAGGCGCTGGGGCTGGACTTCGAACGGGCCAATGGCCGCATCGGTGCCGGCTTTCAGAAGACGCTCGGCGCCCTGGATGTGCTGGTACAGCACACCGGCACCAGCGCAGCCGCCATCGAGGAGGCGCTGGCCAGCGCCTACAACAGCGCCAAGACCAAGGCCGAGCTCGATGCGGTGATTGAGCGGCAGCAGCAGCTGGCCGCCCAGGGCAAGATCACCGGCGATGCGCTGGCCCGCTCCATGGCCATTGCAAGCGATGCCATGAGCAAGGTGAAAGGGGGCAGCGGGGAGGCCAAAAAGGCAGTGGCGGCGATTGGCGATGGTTTTGACGAGGCCGCCGCGCGAGCCAAGGGGGCGACCGATGCCATGCGGGCAGGGCTCAAGGGCGTGCAGGACGAGGCTGAGCAGACCAACACCAGCCTCTCCAGCGGCGGAGGGGGCGGCAATGGCAACACCCGTACCGTCAATGCCGGATCTTTCTACTACAAGAGCGTGGATATCAACAGCCTGCGCGGCAATGCCGATGGCCTGGCCAACACGCTTGCAGGCGTTGAAGAGGAGCTGGCCCGCTACAGCCAGAAGGTCAAAGACATTCCGGCCTATAGCGAGTGGAGCAAGTATTACGGCGAGAAGTTCCAGAAAGAGATGGAGGCCATGCGGGCCCAGCTCAAGGCCGAGCTCAGCAAGGCCCAGGCCAAGGAGTCAGAGCAGGCTCAAACCGCCAGCACATCTGCAGCAGGCCAGTCAGACCCTGGCTCACAACCGCCCTCCCAAACCCCGTTCAATCAGGGCCAACCCCAGCGGCACATCATCGAACTGCGTGGGCCAAGCGGCGCCAGAGCCGAGGTGCAGGCCGACGAGGGCAATGCCAACGCCTTTATCAGTCTCCTTAAACAGCAGGGATTGCGCTCATGAACGTGACCTTAAACAGCGAGCTGCTGCCCGATGATCTGGTCTGGCGCGACGAGTTTGACTGGTCTCCCGTCGAACAGGTGGTAACGCCAACCCTCTCCGGGGCGCTTCTGGTGGAGGAGACCCCCAGGCCGGAAGGCCGTCCTATCACGTTAGTGGGCCATTGCGCCCGCGCCACCGTGCAGCGCCTCAAGGCGTTGGAAGCGATGCCAGGTCAGTTGCTGACCCTGACCCTGCTGGACGGGGTGGCGCGCACCGTCATCTGGCGCCGCCCCGGTGTGTTGGTGGCGGCCTTGATCGAGATGGCTGACCCCGAGGCGGGCGAGCCCTATGCCCTGACCCTGAACTTCACCGAGGTAAGCCCATGACCATTCTTTCTGGCGATATCAAGCTGATGACCAGCCAGCGGATGACGGACACCCCGGATGGCGGTGGCCGTATCACTGGCAAGGAGGTAGTCAGCGGCGAGCACAATTCGATTTTCCCTGACGTGTCAGATCTGGACCGCGCCTATGGGGTGGTCAACCTGCGCAAGGTATTCCTGGCCACCCAGACCGACAACGTGGATACCTACTTTGGTGCCAACGCCACCGTGCTGCTGCCCCCGAGCGATCCCAACGTGGGCCTGTGCCTGATGAGCACCAAAGACCACCACGACACCCGGGCTACCGCCCGCGACGTGCTGGAGCGCTATCTGGCCCGTGGGCCCAAGTGGCGGGGCTTTCTCTACGACACCCAGTTGGAAGGGCAGCGGGCGATCCGCTTCTTCCAGCGGGTCGAGGTACGTCTGCCAGAGATTGGTGAGACCCTGGTGCTGGTCGGCAATGAGGGCAAGGCAGGCGAGTTCGAGCAGTATGTGCGCGTGCTTGAGGTCAACCAGGCGCTGGCCAAGTTCCAGATCCCTGGTGTACCCGAGTTCACCCGCAACATCGTCACCTGCGTACTGGCCGATCCGCTGCGCTACACCTTCGAGGGTGAGCAGCCGACCCCCTATGACGTGGTGACCAACGCCAAGACGGCGCTGCGTGAGACGGTGGTGGCCGATGCGGCCAACTACTACGCCAGCACCAAGATGGCGGAAGATGCGGCGTTCGGTGCCATGCAGGTGAAGGCCAAGACCATCTTCACCCAGCTGGTGCCGGCCGCCCGCAGCGAGACCCCCGCCGTGGATCTGACCGCCGCCGGCGAGCTGGCCAGCCTGGTGGATTCTGGCCAGGGGCTGGTGAGCTTCACCACTGCCGCCAACATAGCCCCGAGCCGGGGCCTGTTCCTCGGCAGCGGCGCCAAGCCTGGTACGGTGACCATCACCATAGGCGCCGCCACCATCACCGACAAGGGGGGTGAGCTGGTTGTGGCGGGATCCGTAGTGGGGTCTATCGACTATGGCCGTGGTCATTGTGAGTTCAATGCCCAGTGCCCGAACTACGGCGCGGCCAGCAAAACAGTGAGCTTCTGGCCAGCTTCCCGCCCGGCTCGCATCGCCGACACGGCGCGGATCGAGATCAAGGCCAACAACCGGGGCTATGCCTACACCATCACCCTGCAGCCGACCCCGGCGCCGGGCACCACCACCATCAGCTTTATGGCACAAGGCAAATGGTATGACTTGAAGGACAACGGCCGGGGTGAGCTGCGCGGTGCGGATCTCTCTTACGGATCCGGCACCCTCAACCTGGCCACCGGCTCGCTCATGCTGACCCTGGGGGCGCTGCCGGATGTGGACACCTCCATCATGTTCAGCTGGGCCACCCCGGTGAACTACACCAACCGCAGCGGGCAGGCGATCAGCATCAGCAAGAGCGCCTGGCAGCTGCCCCATACCGGGGTCACCCCCAAGAGCCTGGTGCTGACTTGGGGCACTGGCAAAACTGCCAACGACTCGGTGGGGGATGGCAAGATCCGGGGCGATATCACCGGCACCATCAACTATGCCGAGGGCATCATCGATCTGGAGCACATCACCCTGCCAGCGCTTGGCCAGGAGTATGCGGCCCAGTACCAGTATGGTGAGCCGGTGACCGAGCGCCACGTCGAACCTGGGCGCCTGAGCACCCCGGGGCAGGTGGGGCACCTCTCCATCACCCTGGATGGCTCGGGTGGTGGGGCGCACAACCTGACCCCGGGATCGGTACGGGTCAAGTTCAACGCCCTGTATCACAAGTTTGACGTGGACGATCAGGAGCTGGTGATCGCCACCCGCGATCCCATCATCACCCTGCGCGATGATGGGCTCGGCAAGCTGCTCGATGCCAGCGGCGTGGTGCTGGGGGCCATCGACTACACGGCCGGCACCCTGCATTTCATGCCGGACGGCAGCGCGCCCTTGCCCAAGCCGACCTATGCCTGGGTGACCGTAGGCACCCGCTGGGAGGGCAGCAACCAGCTCGCGGTGCAGCGCTGGACCATGACCGGGATCCAGTACCACACCACGGCCTATACCTTCCCGGACGGCGAGCAGGGCTGGGTGGAGGTGACCTATCGCAACAACAACAGCGCGCAGGCGCAGAATGCCACCCTGACGGCGCAGGCGCTGCGTATCGACGTGACCCCCGGCTTTGCCGAGGCGATCCTGGAGGGCTCGATGCGCTTCACCCTCGGCGGATCTACCTACGTTGACCGGCAGGGGCTGCTCTACCGCAACCCGGATCCCGAGACGGGCGCCGGCATCCAGGCGGGCACCATCGACTACTCCAACGGGTTGGCGGTGCTGGCTGACTGGGCGGCCGGGCAAGCGGCCCAGCCTGCGCTGCAATCGCTGGCCACCTCGTTCAGCGCTCAGTCGGTGGATGCGGTGACCTTCCGCACCCCGGGTGCCCCGCTGGCCCCGGGCAGCCTCTACATCAGCGCCAACACCGCCAGCGGCCGCCGTATCGAGGCCACGGCGGACGGGGACGGCTATTTCACCACCACCGACATGGACGGCCGGGTGAGCTACCAGACAGGCATCGTGCAGGTGCGCTTTGGCCGCAAGGTCACGGCGGCCGGCAATGAGAGCCAGCCTTGGTATGACGCCGAGGCAGTGGGGGAGGATGGCAAGATCTGGAAGCCGATCAGCGTGGTGGCTGACACCATCCGGTTCAACTGCGTGGTGTTCAGTTACCTGCCGCTGGATGCCGACATCATCGGGCTGGATCCGGTGCGTCTGCCATCTGATGGCCGGGTGCCCTTCATCCGCAAGGGCAATATCGTGGTGGTGCACAGCACCCAGCGCAGCGCCTTCCCGCTGGGGGTGACGGCCGGGCAGCAGCTCAACACCAACCGCACCCGGTTGGCTTACGCCCATGTGGAGGACAAGGACGGCAAGCAGCTGGCGCCGGCGCTCTACAGCGCCAATCTGGACAGCGGGGTGGTCACCTTGGCCAGTCCGCTGAACTTGACCGGCTACGTGGAGCCGCTGGCCGTAGTGCACCGCATTGAGGATATGAGCCTAGTCACTGATGTGGAGATATCCGGCCGGCTTACCCTGGCCCGTCCTCTGTCCCATACCTACGCCGCCAGCGACACCTATGTGTCGAGCGCGCTGATCATGGGGGATCTGTGGGCGCGCTACACCAGCCTGTTCGACCAGAAGACGTGGACCAATAAGTGGCAGGACTACGTGGACGGCGACCAGTCAACGGCCCAGTACAACGACACCGACTTTCCGTTGGTGGTGACGAACCGGGCCACCATAGAGGAGCGCTGGGCGATCATCTTCCAGTCCAGCACCTCCTTTGTGCTGGTCGGGGAGCATGTGGGGCAGATCGCGCTAGGGGATGTAAACACCGACTTTGCCCCTGCCAACCCCAACAACGGCCAGCCCTATTTCAGACTGGACAAGCGGGGCTGGGGCACAGGTTGGGCCACCGGCAACGTGCTGCGCTTCAACACCCAATCGGCCAACTTCCCAATCTGGGCGATCCGCACAGTATTGCAGTCGGTGGCGGCCAACCAGAGCGACAAGTTTGAGCTGCAACTGCGCGGCAACGTCAACCGCTAACCGGTGGGGCACTTTTTTGCAGAGAGCGCCCACCCTTATTTTTGCCGTGGGGCCGTACCTGACAGGCAGGGCCGCACCGATGGAGATCGACACGATGGCTTATCCCGTGAAGTGGTACGCGAGTGAAATGCAGGGTGCCCCGAGTCTGGGCGACACCACCGAGGGCGCGCTGACGGCGCTGCTCAAGGCCATAATGGTGACCGGGTTTGGCTCCCTCACCATCAACGCCCTGGCTTGGGATACGGCCAAGGGCTGGGCGGTGGCGACCTTTACCGGTGGTCATGCCTATCTGCAAGATTCCGTGGTGCAGGTAGATGGCGTGAGCCCCGCCGCCTATAACGGCGAGCATAGGGTCATGCTGGTCACGGCCACCCAGGTATGGTTCGAGCTGGATGGTGGTAATCCGGGATCGGCGGGTTCTGGCGCAGCCATGACCATGAAGGTGGCGCCGCTGGGCTGGACGCTGACCCATGAGAGTGGCGACGGCAAGGTGGCCATCTATCGGCCGGCCAACGTCAGCGAGTCGGGCAATGTAAGTTTTCGTATCGACAACACGGCATTCAGCGGCTGGACCGGTGCCAATACATGGGGTTATGGATCTTACCTTGCCAAAATAGCCATGGTTGAAGATGTGGTGGATATCAACACTTACACCACCATCTATGAGCACCGCTTGCCTGCGACCCAAAGATACAGCGCCAAAGTTTGGGATTTTATTGGCGATAGCCAGTTGTTTTACCTGCTGCCGGCCATCAGTGCAGCCAGTTATCAGGCTATTTTTTGTATCGGGTATATCAAATCAATCAGACCTGGTGACCGCTATCATGCAGTTTTGTGCCACTACTCGACGACCAATGCTGGTGATAACGGTGTCGCTTGGGGGGTCAGAGATCAGCCAGGAGGAGTGAACAACTGCGGTACACCATTAACCTCTTTTGACAACTCTGCGCAGCGGGTTATTGCTCGTCCTTATCATCAGTTGTTTGGAACTACTGCTTGGTGGACCAAAGGGCTGTTTGGCCGCTTTGGCGCGGGGCTATCTGTGCCTAATGGCGCTGATAATGGCTTTTATCTATCCACGGATCCCATCATGGTGGTGGAAACCAATAACCACTGTCGCGGCTACTTGCCTGGATTGATCTGCCCCTATGGGGATATAACCGGTTGGCACAGAAAAAACTTTACTGATTTGCCTGCCTTACCAGGCAAGCGGATCCGTTTTATTCGCGGACTTTATCAGCCAAATATTCAGAGTCTTGATCCCAGAGCATTGATTGGCTTTGATTTGAACGGTCCCTGGAGGTAAGCCATGGCGACGCTCTATGACACAATCAAGGCGGCCAACCCCATCGCGTTCTGGCCACTGCTGGACAACCAAGACCATAGCGGCAATGGTCGCCATCTGGCGGCCCATGGTTCCCCGGCCTTTGGCCAGGCGTCAATGAACAGCGATTTGCAGCCGTCCATGCTCACCGGTAATACCAATGCGGTGCTGCGGATAGCGCAAGACACCTTGCCAAAGATAGTGGCCATTGAGGGATGGTTCAGGCTGGCGGGGGCAAAGGGCGGTGGGGTCTACAGCACAGTATTTGGTGTCAACCAGCCGCTCACTGGTTTCGCGAACCGTTACATCATGATTTATCAAGACACCCTGCAGTTTTGTTCCTACCAGAACATCAATCCGCCTGGCGGCACGGCTACCTATCCATCGGCGAAAACATGGGAAGCCCTATCATCCGGCCCCCATCATGTGGTGATACAGTATGAGGCGGCCAGCGCCACGACCCGAGTGTATATAGATGGGGTGCTGGATGCGGGTATGACGGTGCCGTTTGACTTGTTTTTGCAGCTTGCCAACACCTATCTGGTGCTCGGTGGCTATTACTACAACGGCGGCGCATCAGGTAACTGTCAGCTGGCCCATGTGGCTATCCATGACCGGCCTCTGACGGCCGGTGAAATCGCCGGGCGCCAGGCGTATGCCATTGGTGAGCCGGTGGTGATGCCGCCCGTCAGGATCACCGCTACCCCCGCCAATCAGGAGACCCGTGCCCAGTTTCAGCCGCAGGATATGGCTTGGCGTGGCACCCCGCTGCTCTACCCTGGCCCCATCAACACCCAGAAAATAACCATGATCCCCTTGCTCAAGGGGCGGGATTATTACTGGATCCGGGATGGGGTGCGCAACGTGGAGCAGGGTTACATCCTCAACAAGGTGACCATCAACGGGGAAGGGGTCAGGCGGCGGGTGCTCTGCTTCACCCAGGACGGCGAGCTGGTCGGCGAGACCTATAGCCGCGCCTCGGATGGAGGCTATCAGTTTGACCTGCTGTGGCTGAACAAGCGTTACATGCTGGTCGCTCAGGACGACCCAGCGTTTGGCCCAGCTGACTACAACGCCGTGGCGGCTGACTACCAGGCGCCGCTCCCATACCCAGCAGATGGCAGTGTTGTTCCTGTCCAATTCCGCCAATAACCCAAGGAGCACAGCATGCTCAAGTTCGGCGAGACGGTGCGCACAGCCCGCGCCCAGGTACTGGCCACGGCCATCGACACCGGCAGCGCAGGCCCTGCTACCTTCAAGATCTACACCGGCCCCCGGCCGGCACCCGGGGCGGCCATCACCAGCCAGCAGCTGCTGGTCACGCTCCAGTTCCAGAGCCCTTGCTCCCAGTCGGTGACGGGCGGGGTGCTGACTCTCAAGCCACTGGCCGAACAGATGGCCACCGGCAACGGCGCTCCTAACTGGGGGCGTTTTGCCAACCGGGACGGCGCTTTTGTGGCGGATCTCGATGTGGGGCTACCCGGGAGCGGGGCCGATCTGGAGATCCCTACCGACGAGCTGTTTGCTGGCGCCCTGGTGCGCATCAACACCGCCACCATCACCGAACCTTAACCGGAGCCACCTATGGCCAGAAAGGACGCCTCCCTTGAGCTGCGCAAGGCGCGCCAGAGCAATGGCAACCTGGAGCTTAACCAGGCCATGGTGGTGCGCTATGAGGCGGTGCTCAATGGCCACCCGTTACCGCCCGTGCTGGCCTGTTCACCCGGACTGGTGCTGCCATCCGTGGTACAGGGGCAGACTACCGCCCCGGCACTGTCCGCCGATGCGGGGCTGATCTACCCCGCCACCCTGGCGGCGCCGTCACCGGCCGCCGTGGCCGCGATCCGGGGCACCATCGTTATCGAGTGCGTCATGGCCATAACCACCCAGGCCGCGATCCACGACTTCGATGCGGGCTATGACGTGAACGTGTTCCGGGGGCCGAGCCATGCCAGTGCCGGAGACTGGGACCGGGCCGCGCTGGTGAGCAGTGGGGTAGCCAGTGACTGGCAGCAGCCGGCCATCGAGCGATCCAGCTGCGCCGCTGACTGGCAGGAAGCCGCGCCGCAGGTGTCCGCAGTGGTCGAGCTTGGGGAGGTCATGCCCCAGCGCTATGAGCTGGATCAGGGGGTGTTTGAGGAGGCCATGGCGGTGGGCATGGCCCATGGCCAGCCGTTCGACAACTTGCCGCCGGGTCACGCCGTCACCCGGGCGCTGTGGGTCGAGGCCGCGCCGGCGGATAGCTGGCAGGTGAGCGGGTATCGCAACCCGCCGCGCTTTGACCAGGTATGGCAGGCCGACCAGTGGCAGGAAGGGGCCAAGCTTGGCAAGGCCACTACCGGTCAGCAGTGGGGCCACGGTGCCCCGCAACACTGGCGCTGGTTTGATCGGTGGGAGGAGGCCAAGCAGCCTGACCGTGGCACCAGCCCGGATCCCAAACCGCCTATCATCCCCGAGCGCCCGGACAAGCGCACCAAGGGGCTGGTATTCGGCCGCAAGCGTAGCGATGCCTCGCTGGAGTTCGTCTGGTATGGGCAAAATGCCCGCATCGTTATCCCAACCCGGAGGGTTTATCTGGTGAGTAACACAGCAAGCATTGTGCGGGTGCGCGATGGGCTCGATATCCCGGCCACCTCGTTAAGCATCGAGCTCGACACCGACTCCTGGGCATGGCAGTTCAGCGCCCAGATCCCGCGCATCGCGGCGGCGGCCCTGACCGATGAGGAAGAGGTGAGCATCCACATCAACGGCCAGCAGTGGGAGTGCGTATGCGATGGCTGGCAGTCGAGCCAGAGCTTTGCCCGCGAGTCTGCCACTCTGACCGGCCGCTCTCGCACCGCTTACCTGTCGCCGACCCATATCCTGGCGCAAGCGGTGAGCGAGAGTGCGGCGGCCACCATGGCCCAGTTGGCAGCAGCTGTGCTGCCGTTTGGCTGGACACTGGACTGGCAGGCGGCGGATTGGTTGGTACCGGCCGGATTTTTCAGCCTGGATAACCAGACTCCGATCGAGGTGATCAAGTACCTGGCCGAGGCTGCCGGTGGCTTTGTGCTGCCACATCAACGCAACCAGCATCTGGTCATCAAGCCGCGCTATCCCACAGTGCCCTGGCAGCTTGAGACGGCGCTGGCCGATGTGGCAATCCCCCGCGCCATCATCACCACCCTGGGCAGTGACTTCCAGCCGGGGCAGGCGGCCAACGGTATCTGGGTCAGCGGTGGCCATCAGGGCATCAGTGCGCGGGTAGTGCGTCAAGGCACTGCGGGCGAGCAACTGGCCCAGAGCATCACCCATCCGCTGGTATGTGACGTGACGGCGGCCCGCGCCCAGGGCGTGGTGGGGCTGGCCAAGACTATGCCCAAGCGCACCCAGACCATTGAACTGCCGTTGTCTGCAGATACGGGTCTCATTATGCCGGGCGCACTACTCGCGATGGCTGGCTGGAAGGGCTACAACCGGGGCGTCAGGGTCTCTGCTGAGCTGCAGAACAAGGCCATGACGGTGCGCCAGCGACTGAGTGTGGAGCGATTTGTATGAACCTGTTCAAGCGATTCCTGGAGCTGGTGCCTGGTGTCGACCCGCTGTTGGTCGGTACCGTGACAGCTATGACCAGTACCACGACCACCCTGGATACGTTGGCGGGGGGCACCGTCACAGTGCGCGGCGTTGGGGTGACCATCGGCAAGAAGGCATTTTACAGGGGAGGGGAGCTGGCAGGAGAGGCGCCGGATTTACCGACCTATGAGATAGAGGTTTAATACCGGTTTAACGGGCTTATCAAACTCGGCGATTCCTGTGCCATCAAGTTTGATAAAAGTACCAAGGGCACGGTTTTTCGTTTTAGGCAGACAGATTTTTCATTTTTCGCGGCGGGCTACATATCGTCATCCCCGTGTTTGCCGTGGTGGGCCTGGGTGCCCTCTATGGCCGGCT